TGAGTTGAACGAGAAGCTCGCGATCCTGTTTAACTGATAGCACCCACAGAAAGAACTTGCGTTCTTACTGACTGACTGACTGACTGACTGACTTGTCAGTGTGTGCATGTTTTAAAAACAAAGAAAAGAAAGACGGGTTTCCCGGTCTTTCCTTTTCCTTGCTTCGGTACTGCTTTCAACGCGGGGGCTTGCCGGATTAGGCTAGTACGCTCTTCTTTGCTTTGTTCGCGGCGGATTCCTTCAATACTCGCGCTTGCTGGATGTCGGTCAATCCATCAAAGACGTCAACCTTAAACGCTACAGCATCCGCCCGAACCTCTTCAACCGTCCGTAAGTCAGGCATTAGACCACTATGCTCCGCCTGGAAATCCACCATACGTTGGTTGAAGCTGGCACCGTATCGCTCTAGTATTCCAGCGGCCTTAGCCAGAGAAACCTGGTAAGCATCCCATTGCTTGCGGATTTGCTTGCCGGTTAGGGTCTTCTCTTCCCCGTCAACCGTGAAGGTTGTTGGGATGCCGTCCCGGTCTTCGTGATAGGCGAGACTCTTAACTAGGTCCGTAGCCCAAACCCGAAGTTTATTCCAGTTCATCTTCTCTTCTGACATCCTGTCAGTGACTAACTGGACCCCGTGCACCGCTGCAACTATTGCGACGTTGAACATTGGAATCCTGAGATTCGACAGGTTCCGAAGAACCCTGTTCGTTCTCTTCTCTTTAGCTTCCCCAGTTAAGCCAGCGGACTTAGCACGGATGTCGCACCGTGCCGGTCCCCTGTCAAAGACGCTCTTGTATAGGTCGCCTATTACCGTGGCAGTCCCAGAGCTTTCTAGGGTTTCCCAGACTGAATCAAAGAGAACTTTTGCAAATGCTCTTGTTCTCGTTTGGTTCTCGTCCTTAGCTATTGAGCTATTCCAACCAGCGTCAATTATCCGGTCTTCCCGTGTATGATTCTGGTTCATTTTAGAACCTCACTTGTCGTATGTTTTAAAAACATCCGGCAAGCCCCACACGTTGAAGCGTCTCAAGCCGGTTCTGAGTCAGGTCATTGCCTGCTATGTACGGTTCTAATGAGACGTGCATAGAATCTAGCTCATCTGATACTTGGGTCAAGGGGTCGAGCAAAATTTCTTTTTCCTTCCTAGCCCTTGACAAAGTACCATCTGGTACTTCGGAAATCAGACTTTGCAGGGTCCATTTTGGAAGTACTTAATCGGCATTTGTCAACCCTTGACAAAGTACCATCTGGTACTTCCTAAATCGCTATACCGTACAGGGTACTTTGTGGCATAAAGCGGACCCCGGCACCCCCAACCCCCCTTTTTTTTTCGCGCCCCTAGCGGGGAGGATAAAGACAGTTTTGCACGTCCTACGGCAATTTTTTGAACTTTACCTTATGCTCACCTATGGCTATAACGCATCTTGCTAAATTAAACCATCTGGTACACCATGTACTTTCACCTTTTGAGATGAAGTATGCGTCTAGGATGTCTGCTGGAGACTCTCCAACGAATCTGAGCTTGGTAGGACTATGTTTCGTGAAGTGATCCGGGTATCGTGCTAGGTATTCATCAACGGTCCATTCAGTGTCTTCTTCTCTGAGAATAATATTTTTGAGTAAATGGATTTGGTATGCCTTAACGGCCTTGTTGATGACTCTCTTCTCTGCTCGCGTAATTTTATATTTCGGGAGCACATTCTTGAACGTGTCGTTTTCATTTTCGTGATACATATAGATTCTATCTAGTTGGTATAATCTAGCTGGTATATACTAAGTTTTTTTATATTAGTATGAATCTGGTCTAGTTCTATCTATCTAGTATATACTAGTACTAGTATAGGGGGGGGTATTTTTCTAGGAATAGGCCCCCCTCTTTTCTCCCGAAAAATTTTTGCATAATTTTTGAAAGTGGATATTACAGCGATACAGAGCCAGATCACGTCCCTACCTGCTGACAGGCAACGTGAGATACTTGGTCTGCTGGACGAGTTATCGGATGCCCGTACCAGGCAGGACGCGAACGATGACTTCCTAGAGTTCGTTCGTGTGGTCTGGCCTGCGTTCATAGAGGGCAACCACCATCGTGTGATGGCGGACGCATTCAATCGTATAGCGAATGGTGATCTCAAGCGTTTGATCATCAACATGCCCCCTCGTCATACCAAGTCTGAATTTGCATCTCATCTATTTCCCGCGTGGTATCTTGGAAGGTTCCCTGATCGGAAAGTAATTCAAACTGCTCATACTGCGGAACTGGCTGTTGGTTTCGGTCGTAAGGTTCGTAACCTGGTCGGCTCTTCGGATTATGCGAAGATCTTTCCCGGAGTTGCACTCAGTGTAGACTCGAAAGCTGCTGGCCGGTGGAACACCAACAAAGAAGGCGATTACTTCGCTATCGGTGTTGGTGGTGCCGTTACTGGTAAGGGCGCGGACATTCTAATCGTGGATGATCCACATTCTGAGCAGGAAGCGGCTCTCAACGATCCCGATGTCTACAACAAGACCTACGAATGGTACACGTCCGGTCCACGTCAGAGGCTTCAGCCTGGCGGTGCTATTTGTTTGGTGATGACGCGCTGGTCTCAGAAAGATTTGACGGGCAGCATCCTCAAGGCTTCGATCCAGCGTGGTGGTTCCGACGAATGGGAGATCATCGAATTACCTGCAATCCTGCCAAGCGGTAAACCGCTATGGCCGGGATTCTGGCCGATTGAACAGCTTGAGTCCCTGAAAGCGGAACTACCTGTTCCGAAATGGAGTGCCCAGTACCAACAAGATCCAACTTCGGAAGAAGGCGCGATCATCAAACGTGAATGGTGGAAGGAATGGAAAGAAAAAGATCCACCGGACTGTGAGTTCGTGATCCAATCATGGGATACCGCTTTTCTCGCGAAGGAAACCGCCGATTACAGTGCTTGCACCACATGGGGTGTTTTCTATACGGAAGACGGTGAAGCCCGGATTGTTCTGCTTGATGCGTTGCAGGAACGTCTGGAATTCCCCGATCTCAAGGTTCGTGCCTACGATATGTACCAGGAATACGAACCGGACGCTTTTATCGTGGAAGCGAAGGCTGCGGGCAGTCCGCTCATTTTCGAGCTTCGTAGAATCGGTATCCCCGTATCCGAATACACCCCTGGCAGAGGCAAAGACAAAGTTGCACGGGTCAACGCGGTATCAGACCTATTTTTCAGTGGACATGTCTATGCACCGAAAAAGCGTTGGGCCGAAGAAGTGATCGAACAGTTTGCGTCTTTCCCTTACGGCGACCATGATGACTTGGTCGATTCATCGACTCAGGCACTTATGAGGTTCCGGCAGGGTGGTTTCATAAGCATGAATACGGACCACCCGATGGATGAATTGATACCGGGTCGTAAAGCAGACTATTATTGACTAAGTAAATGCTTTTTGTCATAGTGTGATTGAGCACCCGCGTCCTAGAGAGATTCTGCATGGCCATAGATAAACCTCTGAACGGGCTTCTCGACCAAGACGATTTCGAGATGAGCCCGGAAGGGTTGGTGGTCACGGAACCGGAAGAGATCCTTGGCGATTCGCTAGTCACCGAATTAGATGACGGCGGCGTCATGGTCGATTTCGATCCGATGGCTGCTCTTTTTGGTGGACAAGATGCGCCGTTCGATGCGAATCTCGCTGACTTCTTGGAAGACGATGATCTCCGTACACTCGCTATTGATTGTGTGGGGAAATTCGATTCCGATAAAAACAGTCGTTCGGACTGGGAACAGACATACAAAGACGGACTCGACCAGCTAGGTCTTGAGATTGAAGACCGCACCACGCCGTGGGCTGGTGCATGTGGCGTGTTCCATCCGATGCTGTCCGAAGCCGTGGTCAGGTTCCAGAGTCAAACGATTCAGGAAATCATTCCCGCGAAAGGTCCGGTCAAAACCCAGATATGGGGCACCTTGACGGACGAACGCGAGAAACAAGCGAAACGTGTTCAGGAGTACATGAACTACCAGCTTATCGAAGTGATGACCGAATATCGGTCTGAAACCGAAAAGCTTCTGTTCAGTCTGCCGCTTGCAGGTTCTGCGTTCCGCAAAATCTATTTCGATCCTTCGATGGGCAGACCGACTTCGATGTTCGTGCCAGCCGAAGATTTTGTTGTTTCTTACAACGAATCTGATTTAGAGCAGGCAGAACGCTATACCCACATTATGAACCGGAGCACCAATCAGGTCAGGAAGCTTCAGGTCAGTGGGTTCTATCGTGATGTGGAACTGACAACATCACATGTCGAAGACGGTCCTATCACCAGCAAGTACAACGAGATCGGTGGCGTCACCCCTTCGTGGGATGACAACGAACGCCATCAATTGCTGGAAATGCATTGCCATCTAGATATACCAGGATTTGAAGACCCGGACGGAGTCGCACTTCCCTATGTCATAACTATCGACAAGGGTAGCTCGACGGTTCTGTCGATTTATAGGAACTGGGCCGAAGACGATCCGCATAAAATAAAAAAACAACATTTCGTGCATTACGGTTACGTTCCTGGTATCGGGTTCTACAACCTTGGTCTAATCCATATGATCGGCGGGCTCGCGAAATCAGCGACGAGCCTGCTACGTCAACTTGTTGATGCGGGCACCTTGTCCAACTTGCCTGGTGGTCTGAAAACCCGTGGGCTGAGAATCAAGGGCGATGACACGCCCATCATGCCGGGAGAATTTAGGGATGTCGATGTTCC